CCTGACCCTTCTTTGTGGGCTGGTCAATCATACGGTGCCACTGGTCTTACGACATTTGCTGAAAATGAAGTCGGTGATACAACACCTTTCTTGAGAGTATCTTTGGCATCACCAGCTACTGTTTACTTAGCGATTGTTGCCGGTTTCAGCACTTCAACTGCAAATGCTTGCGGCGGTATTTATGCAAGGCGGGTTAGATAAATATTTACTAAAATTCAATTACAATATATATTGCATGATTCATTAAATCCACAAGGATCAACAAAATGGCTGGAAAAAAGAATCATCACAAACATGCTGTCAAACACATGGAACTTGCAGCGCATCATCATGCAAAGGCTAAAGAACACATGTCGATGGTACACGAAGCAAAAGAAGAAAAATTGATTGGCAAGCTGGCTAAAGTCAATAAGCTTGAAGTTAAGAAAGAAAAACCTAAGTCAAAGAAATCAAAGTAATATCAAACATCCTGAGATGGCGCATATTTGGATGTGTCATCTTCGCAGAAATATCCGTACCAAACTAAATAATTATTTAGCTTAACTTCGAATTCTTCTTGGATATTCATTTTTCTGCCGCAGGCATTCTTGCAATTGGGTGATGCGCAGAAGGTTTTGTCTTTGTATGTCATTAAAGTTCACCAATTTTTTTCAATAATTCTCTGGCATTGATCGCGATTAAAGCAATATCATCTCTTCTTTCAACCAATGATTCTATTTCATTTAAACTCAAATAAGGCAAAGAAATGTTATGTATAAATATTTTCATTTCATCATGCCTAGCAATCCACGCTTTAACACAGCCGCGGCACACTAAATCTAAATGGTGATCTTCGCATTTATATTGGTTCATGTTATGGCATCGGCGGAATAGGAATTTTAAGATATAGCTTATTTTCAATGGCTTTTAAGAACCATTCAATCTTAGGCAACTCATGATAATGTTCGGAACATTTTTTTAAATCAATAATTAATGCGTTCGCATAACCCAGCAATGTAACATACGTAAAATTATCATCGCATAATTGTTTTATTCGTTCTTCTGGCATTTAATTCCTTCCTGCTCTGCAATTCTCTATCAATCAAATTTGATATTTCCATAAGAGATTCGTTTCGTAAGCTTGTAAAAAACTCTTTAAATAGAACTTCCCAAAATGTTTGATTCATTTATTGTTATCCTGAATAAACACTTTCATTGCCTTCATTGCATCTCGCCAACCATTAAGATAATCGATGCTTTTATTTTTAGATGTTCCGTTTTCAGTATAATATTTAGCTCGATACTGTGAAATTGTTGTTGATCCACCGTATTTTAAGATGTCTTTAATATTTTTAAGAGTAGGCTCAACTTTTTTCTTGATTAAAAATTCAATTGCTTTTTTAACGTCAGCATATGTAATGCCTGGTCTACCTAATTTTACAGCATTTTCTAACTTAATTTTCATTTAATCATCTCTATAAATTTTTCTAGTATATGCAAAGGAAAGTTTATTTGATTATCTAAAAACAAAGGGGATGTAATTATTATATTTTCATTCCCTCGATATGTTAAAGTTTTTTCAGTATTATTTTCATATACTATACTTAACTGCCATTCTTTAACCATTTTCATATTCCAAATAAATATTTAATAGAAAACTTAACAATATCAGCAACAATAAATACTACAGTAATAAAAGAACTTATTCCTACTAAAAATTCCACTAAATCTTCAGAATCCATTTTTATATCCTATATGGCGAAAACACCCACCGGGACGAAATTGCGCGCAACGCAGCTTCAGTTTGATGGGTGTTTCCAATGCTCTTAATGCTTGCTGGGTTCAGGTGATTCTTCTTGTGTTTTCTTTATAAAACATTCTTTCAAATGACTCATCAATCGCTCACCTTGGATTCTTTTAATTTCTTCGTTATATTCTTTCTCTGAATAATACAAAGGAGAATCTTGAATAGCAGTTTTAAGATTATATTCGTCTGCTACATCATACATGATAACCATAATGCGCATATCTAAATCAAATAACAGAACGGCTCCTGCATTGACTCGATTGCCTTATTTGTCTACAACATTTAACGCGATATCTTCATTTTGATCTAAGTCTAATTTCAAAAAAAATTGTGACTCATTGGTTTCTTGCTTTGATTCTTCTGACCATACTTTTAATTTTGTGTACATTTATTGCTTTCCTTTGTTGGTTAAAATGGAAAATCATCATCAAACCCTTCTTCAATCTTAACGCTTGGCAATCGCTTACCAAGTATAGATACTACTTTATCACCCACTACATAATCTTTAACCGCGTTCTTATCCGCATAAAATCCACCATCTGGCTTTGGTTGACCTGGTTGCACGATGATATCAACTTTGCCTTCGCGGCCTTCGCAGTCACCAGCCGAAAAAGCACCAAGGTTATACTTATCAATCAATCCGCAACATTCTGCAAAGTGTCTCAATTTGTAGGCGGCTTTTTCAAGCAAATAATCGAATATGAAATGTGAGTCACCAGCCTTATCCCATATTTGCAGCGTCAATTTGATCATCTCATTGCCCGATTTCGATATTTGATCTTCGGCTTTGGTGACACGAAAATTATATACGCCCTTCTCTAATAATGAAAAGGTGCTGATTTCATCTGCGGTCTTTGGTGAAAAGTTCATGCGACATACTCCAATAAATTATTAATAGCTTCTTGTTCGGTTTTACCAAACTCGTGAATTCCGTGTTCATTATCATCTTCAAAATAAACGCCCCAATCCCAGGATCTATTTGGGATTGGGGCGTTTATATGATCAGTTAATATTTTTCGTTGAGTCATTCTGCATTCCCTTGTATTTTGGATTTAAGACTATCAATGCATTTTTGGATAATATCAGTAGGCATTTCTTCGAATCGACTTGAGTTGGCTTTGTCTAACCATTTTTGCGTAGATTCTTCCGGTATTTTAAGCAGGTCTACCAAGCGTAATAATTCGGATATTTGATCAGGTGTTGCTAGGATTTCTGCTACTGCTTCACGCTCTAGAATGTCGCGACCATAACGCTTTGCGATTTCATCATAGCTAAATGGGAATTGATCCCCATCTGGGAATGATTCAATGCGTGATTTCTTAATAAGCCCTATACGATCTTTACCGCGTTTCTGGATTTCAAACACGAGATCGAATAGGTAATCTAATTTTTTGTAACAATCGAAGGTTTGACCTAACACCACAAGGTTGCTTCCATATTCATTCTTCGCGTGGGCTGTAATAATTACATTCATATCTAGTCTAAGCAACAAATTTAATAACTGTTTCATTTTTTTATTGGCTGATCCGTAATGTCCGCCAAACGCGGTTCCATCCGGGTCCTTATCGCTTATGCGTTCCTTTGCTGACTTGTCTAGCAGGTCGTGATATAGCGTGGTTAGAGGATCTATCACTAAAGTCTTGTATTCGTGTTTCTCGGTCAATAATGACTTGACCTCTTTCAGTAATTCATCAAAGCATGATGTCTGGAATATCGCGCCGCCATTGTCTTGCAGGATCTTGATGTACTGATCGTTCTCTGCGCCTTTCTCTGTGTCAATTAGGTATGGTGCTGCAAACTGGATGCTTGCTGTGGTTTTGCCAACACCTGCCATTCCATAAAATAATGCTTTTAACCGTTTCTCTATCTTTTCTGGTTTCTTTGCTCTTAACGCACACATATCACACCCCTACACAAATATTCGAAATCTCAATAAAACACACATAGATCGTCATGCTAATCACGACTAATAGCGCCGCGATAATCGCTGAGTCTAAAATCAATACACTTTTATGCACCTTGCTTCTCTCCTTAAAGTCGTGATTAATTAGACGGCTCATGGTGCGGCCGTCCATCGAATTTCCCCGTTATCCAGGTGTCTTGTAGGCCGTAAACCGGCCTCTATGTATTGTTCCACGCGCTTATCAGCAACGCGCTCCGCAAACAATTGATCCATCTCATATGTGAAATGTTCAACGGCATTCTTGCGCATTGTTTCTGCAAGTTCATATGCTTGAGAGTGCGAGCCTTTCAAAAGATATCGCACGAAGTGTTCAACCGTGGCTTCAAAGTTATCGTGCTCGATGATTGCGTTGTAGCAGTCTGTGCCAAGCGCTTTGAGGCATTCAGCGGTGAGAAAGTCTTTATCAACTTCTTCGAGGGTTGCGTAGGATTCATAGCCGCAGCGTATAAGTGAATCCACTAGTGCTGTAATTTCCTTGCGGTACATGTACTTAGGTATCATAATCCACCGTCCTTGATTAAACTATATTCAATCCATGGTTCAACTGACCTAAACATGCTCTTCAATTCTGCATGACTTAAATCTAGGGATTCATAATCCCAGTTTTTTGCTAATTTTAGTGACGCTATCTTGTTCACTAAATCTACAGCGCAACTATGTGCTTGCTCTGTAGATGATAATTGCTGTACTCTTTGCGTAGTCATATTTGACCTCGTCCGTTAATTTATGATAGGCCCTGAGATGTTGATGCATCTTTTGGGCCGCTGTTAATTACATAAAAATATCAATTCCAATCAAAGAAATATCGATAATTCCTATATCTTTTTTGAAATTTTTATAAAGAGCTTCAAGAAATTCATGGTCTTTTGTTCTTGCTTTGTCAGATGTTTCTAATTTTTCAATCAACTGTTGCAACTTAGGAATCAATTGGTTTAAAACATCAATCACATCTTTTTTTTCTACTATCATTTTAAATTCCTTAAATTAATTAAGCTTTTTCGTAATATTCTTTCACTCTAGTTTTAATATCTATATCATGATCAATTGCTGCACTTAATTGTCTATAAGACGCATAACCATATGTTTCAGAAATAACATCTAAACAGCATGACATTGCTAATTTGATTTCACCATCGGTATGCGCGTCTTCTCGTACACTGATTGTTTGTAATAATTCAGCTTGTTCTTTTAAGATTTCTTTTGTTAAATTGATGTGCATTTTCTGTTTTCCGTCATTGTTAATATTGAAATGCTATTATAATTTAGCATCATCAGCTTGTAAAGTAGTTTCTAAACTTTTCTTATATTTCTTCAATAACGAACACAATATAGAATTCATCGGCATTTCCACGTCAACAGATCTTTTCTTCAAGAATGACCATAATTCGATGGGAACGCGTATATTAAACGTCTTTAGATCTTCCATTGCAATCTCCTTTTATTTTAAATTGTTTTCAGTTAAACTATATTTCGCATCATATCATATATTGAAAGTTTTTCAATGGATTTAAAGGATTTTTATGCCCTACGGATATAAAGAATTTATAAAATCTGAGATGGGATATGTTTAAGATATGATTTAAAATATACAATCGAATCTCGCACCGTGTTAAGCGGCGCGAGTATAAAAACTAACCTGATTTGTCACAATCGAAGCTATAATGCATAACAACCAAATGCAATTATAGCCTGGATTATGAATAGGTCAACTCATAATTGAAAAAGGCTAACAATGAAAGAAGAAATAATTCGTTCCATTCCTGATGCATTTCATTTAGGTATTTATGTTTATTTATTAAACTATCCATCTGGTATTTCAATTACAAGAAAACATTTACAAGAACATTTTAAAGTAGGACAAGACAAGATTAACAAAACATTAAGTTGGCTCAATAAAAACTTACTAATAGAGTACATTTATGAAAAAAATTCTAATGGTAGATTTCGTGGTAATAAAATAGTTGTAAAAATTTAATTAATTAAAAGGATTTTGATTATGTCAGTCGAAAAATTATCAGATGCATACCAAGTTATTCCAGAAAATGTCCCCTTCGCGCAAATTAGTAATTTTGTTATTGAGCATATAAAAGACAATGACGCTTTTAGAGTATGGGCGTTTAGTTTTTCCAAAAGTAGAGACTGGAAAGTAATCAAAGAATTTACTCAAAAAATATGTGGAGTTGGAAAAAGAAAGGCTGATTATGTCTGGTCTTATTTAAATCGATGCGGTCTTGTTGAGTACGAAAAAATATCAGATAAGGAAACAGGTAAATATATAGAAACCCGTATACGTATTTTGAATGGTACAAAATTTAATCCTCACGAGCCATTTATTAAAGAAAAAACCACTCCCGCAAAAAACGCGGATATGGTTACAAATAGTAGTAAATCTGTGGATAAGTCCACTCCCGCGCTTTCCGCGTCCGCGGATATGTACCCACTACTAAAGAAAGATATAACCAATAAAGAAAAAGAAAGAGAGGGCTCGCGCAAAAAACGCGCTCCTCTCTCAATTTTTAAACCTGACAAAGAAAGCACTGCACTAGCCAAAGACCTGAAGCTAGATTTAACCGCCGAACTTAAAAGCTTCGAGAACCGCCACAAAGGCAAAAAGACACAGTACGAGTTTCAGCGCTGGCTTAAGTCCGCGTTCGATTACAACCAAAAATCAAAAGCGTCTGGCAGTAAGATCGAGGTCAAGAGTACTGTTCCCGAGTATGGGCCCGGGCACCCAGTATGGGAAATGAACCACGGGAAAAGGGATAGCGTCTACAATTAACCAAGCAACACGGATGTTGTATGGCAGAAAATGAAAAATACCCAGAAATCAATCTGGGTGCAGAAATTTGCAATAGACTTAAAAAGTTGTATTACCCTGAAATCGAATGGGGTGATGGTATGTCGCAGGTTATTGCAAAATTATTTACCAAATTAAAGACACAAGCTAGAATATTTTTTCCAGATTGCGCAGAAATTGAATTGTTACAGAAAATATGTAAATTTAATGATATAAGTTTTAAAGAGCTATGTGAATTATGATGGACAAATACACACCCTGCCTAAAATGCGGCTACCGCAGGTTATTTTGTCGGTGTTAATGTTTCACATAGAACCTTCAAGGATGATGATATATGCAAGAAAAGTTAGAATGGTCCCAAAGAAGCAAACGCTACAAGACAAAGTACTTTGCAGAACTAAAAAACCTATATGGAGAAGCCAAGGATGGCGCTGCTCAAGAAGAAACCAAGGATAGTAAACCTACATCCAACCGAAGACCAAGAGCAGACCTTGCTAGTAACTTGGCTTGAGAAGAACCGCATATTGCACTATGCAATTCCGAACGGTGGTAAGCGCTCATTTACTGAAGGCTGCAAATTAAAGCGTACAGGCGTCAAGGCTGGTGTCCCTGACTTGTGCCTCCCTGTTCCTACAAAATGCCACCACGGGCTTTATATCGAGCTTAAACGGGTATCTGGTGGGATATTGTCACCTGCGCAGCGAGATTGGCTGGTAAAATTAAGAAATCAAGGTTACGCCGCGGAATGTTGCTTAGGATTTGAGCATGCAAAACAAGTTGTCATCGAATATCTCAACATGTAGACTGGTAAGTGATTTGATAAATTGTATATTTTTACATTTTCCTGTTCTACTCCTTGTTTGTGCAATATCGTCGTTTTAATCCCAACTTAAAACGTTGGGATTTTTTTATGTAAAAATTCATGGAAGATTTTTAGTAATGATCGTTAGTAATTGTTGCTCACAAGATGTGGAAGTTGTCCTAGAACGATTTGTATGCCTACAATGTGGCAAGCCTTGCCGAACTCGATTTTCTTTACAACTCATGGATGATACGCATGACAATTCCGAGCACGATGCCAGATCAAACTTTTGTGAAGCTCAAGCGGTCATTGACACTGCATGAAGGCCGTGAGAACTTCTGTTATGTCGATACTACGGGCCGAATCACGATCGGAATTGGATATAATTTGTCCGAACGCGGTATTGGTAATACTTGGATTGATCAACAGTATTCTGATGATGTGCATTATTTATATAGCTGTTTCGTAAGGGATTACCCTTGGTTTATGCAGCTTAATGAAGATCGCCAGATTGCACTGGTGGATATGAGCTTTATGGGATACAAGAAGCTTCAAGAATTTCACACAATGCTTGAAGCCCTGGCTAGCCATGATTACGCGGGAGCGGCTAAAGCTATGTTGGACTCCGAATGGGCGCGTGAAGTAAAAGGGCGCGCTGCTACTTTGTCTAACGCTATGTTGACAGGATCCTACGATGTTTAAAGAAATCCTAGCTGATGCTTTCCCGATAATTGAGAAGTTCGCGCCAATAGTTGCGACAGCCCTTGGTTGTCCAATACCCGCAATAGCATCCGTTGCGCTTAATTTGGTTTCAAGTGCGTTCGAATGCCAGAAGAAAGATCTTCCTTCGCTGATACAGACAATTATTGCGGATCCGAATGCCGAAGCTAAGTTAACGCAAGTTGCCGGTAGCTTGCCGAATATTTCAGAGCAATCAATATCAAATATGATTAGATTGCCTACTGATTTTGAGATTAACGTAAAGATACATTGGGATGCTACTAACCACATCGACAACTAGAGCATATACTTGAAATAAAAATAAATAACCCTGCAATAAATAACAAATATGGGTTGGTGAAAATAATCCATATCGCTAATATAATTCCTGACCAGCATAATAAACTTACAATTGCATCCTTTATTATTCCAAATTTATAAAATATAAATATAATTATTAAAACACTTGTGATATTTTCTAGCATTATTTGTACTCCCAGCCACCGGACGGCCTGAACTCTATACGGTGGCATATGTTAAAATTCGAAAATCCGACCAACGGCCGGTACTATTACATCTCACTTGAGAAAGACATGTTCGATGCCCCAATCATCGTGCTGCATAAAGGCGGTAACCAAAAGAACATCATTAAGAAACATCATTTTGTTTCAGAATGTGAACGCCAGACTCACTTACAAGTGATGATAAAGAGACGTCTATCGAACGGGTATGTTCAACTGAGTTAAACACGGGATGTTGGGTTTGCGTAACCCATTCGTGCATAGCATTGATACAAGTTGATATGCTTTGCGTGTAGTTTTCACCCCAAAAATCCATTAAAAATTTTAATTGAGATTCTGATTTTTTGGTTAGGTTTATATTAATCCGTTTGGTTGTTGATTTCATTTTATCCCTTTGTACAAGTTTCACATTCCGAAATTGAATATTCACCACATGAACTACAGCTTGGTAGTTCTGGCCACATTCTTGGTGTTCCGCCTGGGCAGCATTCTATCCAGCCTTGGCCGTCACATTCTTCGCAATCTTTATCATTCACTTTCAAGTACCTTTTCTTTAATAATTCTTATAAATTTTTCTTTACAATCTTGAAATCCTGCCTCATATCCGTGATCGAATCCGCTTGCAAAACCTTGCCTATATAGTTCATCATCTTGTTTTACA